GGTCTCTCTGTGGTTGGCCGTGATCACTATGGTGTGTTCCCACTTCGCGGTAAGTGTAAGAATGTCCGGGATGCATCTGTGTCACAGTTGACATCCAATCAGGAGTTCAATGATCTCAAGAAGATTTTGGGTCTCCAACAAGGAAAAGTCTATAAGAATGTTTCCGAGCTGCGATATGGAAGGCTAATGATCATGACAGACGCAGATAATGATGGTTCTCACATCAAGGGTCTCATTCTCAATATGATCCACTACTTTTGGCCAAGTCTCCTTGAGCTGGGTTTCGTCGTCTCTATGGTGACCCCGATCATCAAGGCTTCTAAGGGTTCCCAATCAAAGTCTTTTTACACAGATTCAGCGTTCCGTACATGGTATGGAACGGGTCAAGCTGGATGGAAGATTAAATACTACAAGGGTCTCGGTACCTCCACTTCTGCGGAGGCTCGGGAATATTTCAAGAAGATTCAGGATCTGACTGTGAAATTTGACACAGATATCATGTCCGACAAGTCTATTATTCTCGCCTTTGATAAGAAGAGAGCTGATGATAGAAAGACATGGCTTTTGGAGAGTACAGCAAAAGAGGCTAACGAACTTGAAGTACCGTATGGGAGTGTGAAGAACTTGAGCATCACAAACTTTGTACACAAGGATTTGGTCAATTTCAGTCTTGCGGATCTAAAGAGGTCTATCGCACACATGGCTGATGGTCTCAAACCATCTCAACGCAAAGTGATGTATTCCTGTTTTCATAAGAATCTCAAAGATGAAATGAAGGTGGCCCAATTGGCTGCGTATGTTGCGGAAAAGAGTTCTTATCATCACGGTGAAGTTTCTCTCGCAGATACGATTGTGAAGTTAGCCAATGATTACATGGGATCAAACAATATCAATCTCCTTGAACCGTGTGGGCAGTTTGGTACTCGTCTCATGGGTGGTAAGGATGCATCCCAGACGAGGTACATCTTTACGAAGTTGACTAAGCAGGCTCGGAAGATCTTTGATCCTCGTGATGATGCGATTCTTAACTATTTGGATGATGATGGACGGTCAATTGAACCAGACTTTTACATGCCAACGATCCCTATGATTTTGGTTAATGGAAGTGAGGGTATTGGTACTGGTTTCAGCTGCTATGTACCCCCCTTCAACCCCAAAGATATCAAGGATAACATTGGAAAGATATTAGATGGAAAGCCTATCGTACCTATGAGACCTTGGTTCAGGGGATTCAAGGGGAAAGTGCACAAGGAGGATGATACATGGATGATGGAAGGTGTATGGAATTGGAAGGGAATGAATATCGTGGTCACTGAATTACCCCCCGGTCGTTGGACACAAGATTACAAGGAATACCTTGACAGTCTCGTTGATAAGAAGCTGATTGGTGGATTTACGAATAATTCAACAACGGAGGATGTTCATTTCGAAATTGAAGATTACACCGGAAAAGATCTCCTCAAGGATCTCAAATTGAGGAAGACATTCCGTGTATCAAACATGCACCTTTTCCACCCCACGAAGGGTATCTACAAGTACTCCAGCCCGGAGGAGATTCTCAAGGACTTTGTTGAACTCCGCGAAGATCACTATGTGAAGAGAAAGGCACATCTCATCAAGGTTCTTGAAACAAGGGCTACCATGTGTGGGTACAAGTCTAAATTTGTCACTATGGTCATTGAGGGTAACATTGTGGTATTCAAACGCAAGAAGCAAGACCTTGAGGAAGAACTTTCCAAAACGTTCCCAAAGATTGGTGGCACCTACGATTATCTCCTCAATATCAAAACTGTGCAATACACGGAAGAATCCGTCAAGGACCTTCTCAAAGAATCCAAACAGGCTAAGGAGGAACTTGAAGTGATGAAAAACACAAATCACATTGATATGTGGAAAATGGATATTAAAAATATGTAAACAATAGATAGGTATGGGTGAAGCTGCGAAAATTTCGCTCAAAGCTATTGGAAAGCAAGACACCTTCTTACTTTCCAAAGATCCAGACGAATCGTTCTTTAATAATACCACTGTTCGGAATCATTCCGATTTCAGAAAGTATCACAGAAGTCGTACTATTGGGAAACCAGGTAACGCGGAAGCAAATTGGCCATTTAACAAAACCATAAAAGTTGAGTTCCATCCAAGAAACATGGGTGACCTTTTGAGTAATATGTATTTGAGTATAACAATGCCAGCTATAACAAATGGTAACTACGCAGATCAGTTAGGCAGACATATTCTCAAGAGTGTCACAATGTATGTAGATGATATTGAAGTAGAAAAGATCTACGACGATTGGGGAATTATCTGTGATGAGCTTTATTTAGAAGTGTCTGAAAAGGTAGCGAATAGATTTCTTATAAACAGAAACCTCGGTTTTGATGACGCACCCACCAATCCCAGTGTTGCCCGTTATGATTCAGACCTCGTCATTCCACTTCACTTCTTCTTTTCCCGTAAGTTTGCGAGTGACGAATATTCTTCAAACAAACCTAATAGACCTTATTTTCCAGTGTGTGCAATTTACAAACAAAAGATTGAGTTTGAATTTGACTTCCACCAACAGACATTCTTTACGGATACGACCGATACAGTGACCCTACCCTCATTCAATCTTGTAACAGAGGAGATAACAGTAAGCCCCGAAGAAAGAAACTTTTTTACGTCCAAGAGACAGACGTTGATAACAGACCTAGTTAGGAAACATCCAGTCATAGTGAGTGACCTCAACAGGGATGTTATAAAGAACAACCTCGTTCCAAATATCCCTGTGAAGTGTTTTCATTGGTTTTTGAGAAACACAAAGTTTGAGGATGAAACTGAAGCTATCGGGGTCCCCGTTCCCTCTACCGATGGGGAGCGTTTGTACCAAAATCGTTTCAACTTTTCATCATCTTTAGACTTTTTCGGTGAAAATACATTCTTCTACCCTCTCATGTCTGAAGCTAGTTTTTACATCAACGGAAACAGACTTCCGAATTTGACCATAACTGATCACACATACTACAAATACTTAATTCCATTTCAAAAGAGATTGGCGAGGCCGATTAGGAATATTTACACATATAGTTTCTCGTTGAATCCGGTAAATGTGGAACCATCGGGAAACTTGGATTTTAGTCAGATACAATCCGATAAGACTAACATAGAAGTTAAATTAGATACATCTATAATTGATATTACAACTGAGACATTCTCACTACACATGTACTACACGGGTTACCAGACATTCGTGTTTCAAAATGGTTTCATGTCTGTTGCTTACTAAAAAGTTTATCCTTATTATTGCTAATATAGTCAATGATGTTATTCTTGATACACCATTTGATGAAATTCAATTGCGCCAAAGTTGTTTGGATTTCATGAGATGTCCCCGGAACGACGTAGGCAAACTTCTGAGACCGACAGAATGGGTCAAAAAGTTGCTTACTGTAACCATTTAGACTGGATTTATAGGCACAATGAACTGTAAACAGTTTACCATCACCTGTTTGATATGCGATGTGATTCTTCTTCGAATAGTTCGTGATGAACCATTCCAAATTACGGAGAGAAATGCCACTCGATTTATCCAGAATGTTCAGTAGTGTAGTTTTATTCTTTTCGTCAGTGTAAAAATTGTTTATCGATGTTAGTAGAATATCGTTTTTGCTCATTACATTACTAGACTCCCAAATCTATAAGCTCGTTCGAGGATTCACAACCTGGACACCCCTTAACAAACATTTTCTCTGGACCATGGTTATGTAGATTTGAACTAGAAAACGAACGCTGACATATACGATGTCCCTGTAATGCATGGTGCCTACAATACCCATTATCAATCGCCTTATAAGTACATCTTTGTCCGCTATTCTTGGTACCTTTACATGTTGTAATCGTATAAGAATCTGGTATATCCTTTAGAAGTTGATCCAACGGTATACCATGTTTTTTTGATATTTTTTCAGCAAATTCATTGACGACTGTGTTTATACGCTCCTCCAACTCTTCATCCATGAGTTTAACAACTTTCTCGTACATGCTCATCCTTACTTTGTGTAAGCTCGTAATTTTTAAATAGGTCTTCAACAGATTCTTCTTTTTTCATTCTCATCTCCTTAAGCCTCGCTCTCAAAATGGATAGAGTGCCGGTTTCGTCTAAACCAAGACGTTTACACTCGGCGATGAGTTCATCCTTCTTCATACCACTGAGGGATGGCTCCCTCACCGGTTTTGGTGGTTTATGTTGATTGATAATGTCCCCAAATATATCCTCTTTCACATTCTCGTATAGTGGATCTAAAAGATCGCACACTGGATTGAGGAACTTATTGAGGAAGTAATAGTGGTAGTCTACCGGTATCCCATTTTCCTCAACATACTTTGGGTCTTCAGCCTTCTCAAACGCTTTTGCCTTGGGATCCCCAGTCTTCGTGAGAATGTAAGGTACCCGGTCACCAGATTGTGGCTCCGAGCCGGGTCTCCGCTGTCGCATCTTTGTGACCACTTGTACATGTGACTGATTGATATTGACACTCTCAGGGCTCGTTATGGATACCGCTTTACCACCAACTTTATACGAATCGGATAGACCCTGACTCAAAATAAGCTTCTGATTTGATATATCACCCGAAAGAAGTTCAATTGCTCTCTCTTTAGCAAGCTCCTTGGGTGGACCAGGATCACTTGAAGTGAGAATTACATCAAGGAGTTCCTTGCATACCTCTCTCATATGAGGTGTGTTATCACGTCTCACGAGCTGGAGACCCTTTACATCAATGTAATCCATATGCATCTTGTCATCTTTACCCTTTGTCCAAAGTTTCGCAGCATAACGCTTCTTTGAGTAGAGGAAATAGGGCCAGTATACCTTCTCAAGTTCCAAGTTATTTGGTTTCTTGAAGAGGGCACTACACTCCTCAGCAGCTCTCTCACCCACCTCCCAACTGTAGGCGACTGCCTCCTCACCTGTACGATCACCAACATCAAACTCAACCATGACTGAATCGGTGTCTCCGTACCTCACCTTGGCACCCGGAAAGTTTGCCTCTACGTATGTCTTAGTATCTTCAATCATTGAGCGACCCTTTGAAGTAGTCGTAGAGGCAATCGGAACACATGGAAGAATACCCTTACCAGCGCCAGTAAAACCGTATACAGAGTTCATACTGATTTTATAGGCGAGCTGTTTTCCATTGTAGACTTCCTTCATGAAACCTGTCGCTGCGGCCATATCCCTCTTAGCCTGTTTTCGGAACTGCTTGAGCTCTAGAAGGATTGCTGGTAAGAGACTTGGTACACCCTGTGCAAACTTGTAGGTGCGATCACCAATATTGAAAGTCTCATACTCAATACCAGGTACGTTACCATACTTCCTCTCATCCATTACAAACGACGAATAACAGAGGTTGTGGGCCATCATGATACTCGGATACAGTGCTTCAAAATCAAGGGCAGTGATAGGTGTGTAATATGCACCCTTTTGTGCCTCTAGGACTGTGGCACCCTCATAGGGTTCTTCAGGGAGGGCACCATACCGAATAGTCGGAACCATGAAGCCAAGTTCCCTCGCCTTCTTAGTCAATTGGGAAAAGACCTTAATCTGCTGCCCACGCTCCACCAGGAATGGAACTGGTACCCAGGTCGCCTTAGCCATCTCAACCAAGTTCAGTAGAGTACAGAGCCTTTTCATGAGTCTATGTGGGAGTAGGGTATCCTTAATACAATACTCGGCAACTTCCTTCAACTTTACAGGATCTCCCTCCTTGTATCGGGCAAACATCTCCTTGGGAGCCATATCTATCTTTTGATCTCCGAGGTAGAGCTTGGATACACTATCCAGCTTGTAACTATCCAGTTTGTAACCCTTCTTAACCTCATGGAACAAATCAAAAATAAACCGACCACTCATTGGAAGAAGCTTCAAAAGGTTATCACCCAGCGCGCTGGACGAAAGCTTCTTAATCACTAGTTCAGAGTCGGTGTCCTTGAGCTTCCCCAAGTTATAGAAGTCGTAGTGACACCTATTGATTTGAGCACGCTTGTAAATGTACTCCATATCAAACCCGAAGATGTTCCAACCAGTGATGATATCTACATCTTTTTTGTGAAGATATTTCTGGAACGCCTCTAACATCTCCCTCTCCGTTGCATAACTACGGATGTCACAACCCTCTAGAGTAGGATCGGTCTGTTTGTAACACAGGCATGTCTTATCGTAGGGTTCGTCCGAGCCAAACTTACACAGGGAGATTGCAATTTGGAAACAAGCATCACCCGGGATGTTCGCATCAGGAAACTTACCCGTTGAGCTATTACACTCAATATCTACAGATGCTACAACAAATGGGGCGATGTCATCCCTAGCTACAGGTCTGAGTGTGGTCCAGTCGTTACAGAAGAGATCAATATCCACGTTCGCGAGATGAGATCGGACACACTTCTCACCGCTGTCCATCCAACCAGTAGATTGAATACCAGTACGATGCATCAGACGAAGTACTGGATCTAGATTGGATTCGTATACCTTAACATTCCTCACACCAAAAAGTTCAAAAAGATCAGGGGTCCTGTCAAGTGGTCTACGCAAATAGGAATCCACGAGGCGGCGAGCTTGTAAATCCTTAAAATTAATTTTCATAAATGCAAACTCCTCATTATTTTGGAAGCCCCAAACATCTTTAGACTTCATCAACGAGTAGGCAACCAGAGAATCTTTACACTTATCACTGAGGATATCGTAAATTCTCTGAACCTTTTGGGAATCAATTCCAGTTGGAAGTTTAATAAAAAAATAGGGTGTAAAAGCTGTTGTGAGACAGACCGACTTCCCACCCTCAGTCTTACCGAATATACTAATCAAGTGCTCATCTTCGCCGTCTCTCGCCTCCCATGTAAGTGCTTGGAATACTACCATTGTGTAACTAACGACCTAAAATTTTAATATACTTTATTAGTAAAAATGTCTGCCGCTTTGATTGACCTTGTATCTAAAGGTGCTCAGGATGTGTACATCACTGGACAGCCTCAGGTCAGTTTTTTTCGTCAAAATTACAAGCGCCATACCAACTTCGCGATGAAGCCAGAGCGCATGGATTACATTGGCACCTTCGCCGCCTCCAACGAAATTACCGTACCAATTCGTTCCAAGGGCGATCTCCTCAGTTACATCTGGATTGAGGATACCCTCATTTCTAATGTTGCCACCAACACAGATGGTCTTTTCTCCGCGGGTGCTTCCAACCCAACCACCTTCGAGTTGTGGATTGGTGGTCAGAAGGTGTCCGAACTTGACTCCCTCTTCATCCAGGGTGCTTACAATCCTCTCTTACGCGACAACTCTGCCAAGGCTTCGTGTACTGTCACCACAAATGTTGCCAAGGAGAACCACGGTCAGAACCACTTTATGATTCCTTTCTTCTTCGGTGAGGACTGGACCAAGGTTCTTCCTTTGGTGGCTTTACAATATCATGAGGTGGAGCTCCGAATTAAATGCAGGGACGGTTACACTCCCCAAGGTACTCCCAAGATCTACGGTAACTACATTTACGTTGATACC